AGTTCCGGTCTTTGTCATAGAATCCTGAGAACATGTGAGACCTGTAACTGCGGCAGGAGTCGCATATCCGTTTACCGCACTCCATGTAATGCCTACGCCGGTTGTTCCATAAGGAATCATGACCGAGCCTCCTGAAGCCAATGTTGCCGTTTTGCTTGTACCATCCTCGCTGTAAGTTACGGTAGCTTTTGCGTTGGCAATATCAGTGTGGGAACTTTGGTTGGTTGTCATGCTCACGGACAGGTTACATGTTTTGTATGTTCCCGTTACGTTTCGTGAGTTCCCTGCAACGGCTGTTGAAGTGAAAGAATCTGGAGTCTTGTAACCTTCAACTTTCGAGTATTCAACTGAATATTCCACGTAGGGAGGGATGTTTACGGAAATTTCCGTGCCTTCCCATGTATATTCAACACTTCCACCCGGATGGGTTACGGTGATCGTCGCTCCAAGCAAACCGTCATGGCTAGCTTGATTGGATAAGAGAGAGAGGTTCAGGATTTCTCCCTGAAGCCCTCCACCTCCAGTTGCGTTGGTTATTCCTATCATAATCTTAATTGTTTAAATGTTATTATTGAGTACTAATGCTTCGGCTTTATGCTGCCTTTCTTTCGACTCTTGGAACGTAGGTTACGTTCCAGTTGCGTGACGACTGGGACGCCACGATTCCCGTCTGCGATGCGGGTGTCGAGTATCCGCTGAGTGCTTGCGGCACTACGGAATATGTCGTTCCGAACGGCACTTTCTGCGTGATTGCTGTTCCGTTCCATGTGTGGGACTTTCCGTTGATTGTCACCTTCGCGCCGTTTACCGATGAGTTGTCGTCAGCACCCAATGTGACGCTTACTGCTTCCGTTTCGTACTTGGCGTTCAGCGTACGTCTGTTGCCGTTCTGTGCCGTATATGTAACGCTTGACGGCTTGCGGTAGCCTTCCACTTCCCCGAATGTCACGGTGTAGTCCACATAGGCGGGCACGTTGACGGTAAGTGCAATCCCTTCCCATGTGTATGTCTTGGATGCACTGCCGTATTCCACGGTAAAGGTTGCACCAAACAAGTCCTCGTGGGACAACTGGTTGGTCAACAGGGAAAGGTTCAGCATTTCGACCTCACCCTGCTTCTTTCCTAATGCATTCGTACTTCCTTTCATGTTACTTATGGATTATAATTGTTGGAACAGTTATTGATACATTCTTCTTGGAGTAGATGCGTACCACATCCGTCATCGTTTCGCATACCATAGCGTAGTCACCGCTTACGGCATCCGCCTGACTGAACACGACTTCCGCAAACATGGCGGCAGTAGCACCTGTACATGTCATGTCGCAATGGTATCCGAAATCGGAATAGGTGGAGTCTTCCACCCAATTGGAAGCCGTCACGTTTTCGAACTTCAATATCTTGTCCTGCTTGTTTGCAATACTTTCATTGATTGCGTCTACTACGTCAGCATTGTTCTTTAAAGCAGCCGAAAGTTCCCCGATGGTATCAAGTGTTTCGGGTGCTTCACCTACAAGGTCTGCGATAGCCGTACTTACATCCGTCTTGGTTGCGTAGTCACCCTTCTTCTGATAGGTGCTTTCCGCTTCCGTCTTTGGGAGCAAGTGCGAAATGTCTTGGTGCGAAGTCAGATAACCGCTATCATTGGTAAGTTCACTTACCTTTGTAGGTAACGTATACCATGCCGAATTTGTTTCAGTTATGTCCTTGCATACCGCAATGCGGTAATCGTTTCCTACCGCCCATCGGCAAAGCTGACCAACATGGAAATGGTTGGTGCTTCCGTCCGTATCAATGTATGTCAGTGTGGACGACGTTGGGGCGGCAGACAAGGTAGGACAATAGGCATCACGGGAGAGAAGCTCGATGAACCTGTCCTCCGAGATTTCCAGTTCCTTGCAAATATCTTCTAGTCTTGAACCAATCATCTTGTAGGATTTACCGCCCACGTTGATGACCAAGTTCTTCGTTTTTATTTCTGCCATACTAATTTCTTATTGCTTTTGAAAGAAAGAAAGCCCGCCCGATGGACGGAACGGGCTTCCATAATCGCTTCTCAGTCTATTACTCAACTGTGATAGTCAAAGTAGCAGATGCTTCATCGTAAGATGAGCTTACCTTGTTAGCACCAGCAGTGATGCCGTCCAACTTGGTCTTGTTGGCATCAGCGATAGACTTGGCTGAGTTCCAGTTGGTACGTTCTTCAGCAGTGATGTGACGAACTTCGTCAGCGATGTGGTTGTCAACCTTGGTGTTGATTGGCTGGACAGTGTTGGTGTCGTAAGCACCCAACTTAGCGTCAATCTGGTCAGCAACAGAACCCGCACCACCTGAGAGTGAGTTCAAGTCAGCCTTAACCTTGTTGATTTGAGCGAAAGCAGAGCCGTCAGCGTTAGCTTCGTCACCCTTCTGACCAACCAACAATTCCAAAGCGTCAACTTCGTTCTGTGCAGTCTGAGCCTTGCCGTCAGCAGCTACAGCCTTTGCGTCAGCAGCAGCAGCAGCGTCCTTGGCTTCTTGGATGCCTGTTTCAGCAGCAGTCTTGTTGTCACCGATAGTCTTGTTTACGGCTTCAATCTGAGCGTCTACATACTCAGTCTTGGCGTAAGCGGACAAATCCATATCAGCCTTGAACTTGCCGAGCAATTCCCACTTGCTGCCGTCCCACAAGTATTCAGCGTAGCTGTTGCCTTCAACGCCCGATGCGTCCAAAACAACGTGAATCTTGCTTTCGTTACCAGCTTCAGGAGCAGAAGGGAGAGATTCAACAACCTTGAATGCAGCAACGTCCAAAGTAGTGCTGATAGTACCGTCTTCAGCGATTGCGATACCAGCACCAGCAGTCAAGGACTTCTGCAAGTTGCCCAAGTCAACAGCCTTGCTTGTTACAGCCAATTCCTGACCGTTCAAGGTAATCTTTTCGATTACGTTCACCTGTGCGCCTTCAGCGATGCCTTCCAACTTGGCTTTCAAGTCGTTTGTAAAGTCATTTTCTGACCAACCTGTGTTGTAGCTCACTCCGCCCCAATTGAGGACTTTCAAATTCTTAATCAAATCTGCCATAATCTTGATGCGATTTAAAAAAGTTAAACAATAAAAAAACTAATACAAGTATTTAGAACAGCACCAGTGTACCAGTGCTTTCGTCATACGTCGATTTCTTGGAGATTGCCGAAGCAATCGAGCCGACGGCTTCCTCGTTCTCAGCGATAGCCGTAGCCATGTTCTCAGCAGCTTCGTCTCCGAATGTAAGCGAACGTGAGATGATTTCCGATTCGGGAACTACCTCATTCACTGCTGCGTTTTCAATTTCGAACCCTCCAATCTCCTTTGACTTCAAGGAGATGATTCGGTATTCCTTCTGTTCGTCTTCCACCCAAACAGTACCTCCGATGGCGGGGTTGTCGATGGAATAGATTTCCTCGAACGTGCTTACACGTTCTCTCTTGTCCGATGGTGTATTGATGGTACTCGGCTGCGTAGCCCCACCGATGATGATAGTATTGTCTGCCATATCCTATTAGTTTACATAAATGAACATTTCACCTTCGGTGGTCATCATTTCTCCGTAGGCACGGTACTGTACCCCGTCGATGGTAACGACATTCTCACCGTTTGAACCCATGATTTGGGTATTGAAAGCCATCTGACCGCCGAAACCGTTGTCCTTGGTAGCCGAATAGCTTGTATCCATCGGGATAAGCACAACCACCTTGTCGCCTTCTTCCATCACGCCGCACGATGTCTTGCCCATCTTTCCCGAAGGTACGGAAATGATGTGGTTTTCGGGGGACACGAGCATATCCGAGGTGATTTCCGCATAGCTTGTCAACTGGTTCACCAAGTGACCGTAGAAGATGTATGCCACCTCTGGTTTCGGGAGACCGTACACGAAGTTGAACGACACCTTGTAGCCTTCCTCGAAAGCACCGCACTGGTTGTTCATCAGTGAGCTTCCGCATGAAGCACCAATCACCTTTCCCGTGCTGTGACGGAGGATTACGGGTCTTGCACCGCCAGTCCATCTCGGTTCGGGGTCGCTGATGGTGATGTCGCACTTCAGTTCACCGCTACCAACCTTGCGTGAATCAAGGAGTGCAAAATACTTGTCGCCCTCTTCCATCTGAATGTGAATGAGGTCATTCTTGTGGAATGTCTCACGTCTGTTGGTGTACACGAAGAACGACACGTTGAAGTCAAGGTCACGCATCAGAGTTCCCTTGATGCTCTCGACCGTTATCTCAATGATATAACCTGTTCCTTGTAGTTCCATATCTTTACTTGTTTATGATTATAGTCGGTATTGTTATCGTCTTGTCGAGATTCGACCAAATGGATAGTATTCCGTCCTTTGTCTCGCAGATGGGCGCATACTGTCCGCTTGTAACCTCATTGATTCCGAAAATCACTTCAGCAATCATAGACGGTGTTACATCGACAAGAGGAATGTCGCTTCTGTACGGATAATTTTCATAGGTGTCATCTTCCACCCAAACCGAAACGGTCACGTTCGTGAAATACAGGTTCTTTTCCTGTTTCTGCTCCAACCCTTGACCAAGCTCAGTCTTGGTGGCGTAGTTCTTGGCAACCAAGTCGTCTTCCTGAATGGCGGTCTTTCCAAGTACAGCACCTTCACGAATGGATGCAAGGTCAGTAATCGTTTCCTGTTTGCTTCCCAAACCTTCGTTGAGCTGTGCAACGGTAGCGTAACCCTTCTGCGTGAGTTCGTCTTCAGTCACATACTCGGAAGGAATCTCCTGTATGGCGGTTGCTCCCAATGAAGCACCTTCTCTGATTGCCTCAAGGTCTGCTATCGTAGGCTGCTTGCCCGAAAGCCCTTCAGCCAATGCCTGTGAAGTGGCATACCCCTTTCCCTCCAACTCGGTAGAGGTAACATATTCCTCGTCATTGTCAAGCTCGGAGACCTTTGTAGGGATTTCGCTCTTTTCAGCATACTGGCTGTGGAAGTGAGACTTGATGTCTCCTTGGAATACACCTTCAATCTTTTCCTTTGTAAGAATATAGTCGGAGCTTACCGCTTGACCCGTATCTACATATACACCGTTCTCATCATCCCAAGTCCACCAAGTGCCGTTCTGAATCTGCGGTGATTTCGATGTCGCTGGGGTAGCGGTGTCTGCATAACCGCCTTCTGCTGCGCTGTAAATCCACCAAGTACCGTTCTTGATAATCGGTGTGTTGCGTGTTTCCGACGCTGCGTCATTTGCGTTGTCGGTAGCTTCCACAATATCCTTCCTGAGTTCATCGTAATCTGCCGCACGGTCTTCCTCTGCCTTTACACGGGCAGCTTCGTTGGTGTTGCGTGCCGTTTCACTCTGTTCTCTCTTGGCTTCGTTGTCCTGTCTAGTACCTTCGTTGGAGATTCTAGTGTTTTCAGAAGCCGTTCTGACCGATTCGTTGGATTGGCGTGTCTGTTCCTGTGAGTTACGGGTATTTTCACTTGCCTTTCTTGTGTTTTCCGATTCCTCCCTTGAGTTTTCAGCGTCCACACGCCCTTGTTCGGCTGTGTTTCTTGCGTTCTCACTTGACACACGGGTGTTTTCGGATGCCTTTCTTGCATCTTCGTTGGCGATTCGGATAGGTTCGTTTGCCGAACGGGTGGTTTCTGCGCTCTTGCGTGCGTTTTCATTGTTCGCACGGGCGGTTTCGGCATCCACTCTAGCCTTTTCAGCGTTCACCCTTGATGTCTCAGCCTGTACCCTTGACTTTTCGGTCTCCACTCTGATGTTTTCAGAAGAAGCCCTCTGTTCTTCCGCCGACACCCTCGCTTCCTCGTTAGCCTTCACTTGGTTATCGGTCTCTTCAAGCTGTGAAATCATTTCGTTTGCGGGGCTTTGCAAGAGAGCGATTTCCTCGCTTGAAAGGTCACTCAGACGGATGGAAGGGATATGAAGGTTCAATAAGTACTTAGGATTGCCTTCTTCGTCCAATCCGTTTTCGGTAAGGGTAGCACCTGCATCATCACGACCTTCGCCTACAGTGACGATTCCGATTTCGATTTGCGGTGTCTTGCCAGTGAAACCAATCGCACCAGACATGTCCACAAGAAACGTAAACTTACCTTCAGCATCTACTACATAAATTTTGGCATTGTCGGGATTCTCCACGTCATCGGTGTTGATGAGAACGAAGTCACCTTCCTTCAGTCCGTGTTCGGTGTCGGCTTCCATTTCCTCGATGGAAACGTATGTCTTCGATACCTTGAACCCTTCACCACGGACATATACCGATGTCTTGTTGTAACTCTTTGTGTTCTTGTCCCAAACGTAAACGTAATTGTCTTCACCCACATAAGTAGGATGGTTGGCTGTATCTTCCGCATTGGCGATTGCTTCGTCAATGTCCGACTGAGCCTGTTCCACGGCATCATTGGCAATCTGTACCGCTTCTGCTGCTGCGGCATCGGCTCGTTCGGCTGCGTCTTCCGCCGGTCGAGACAACAATTCAAGCGGTGCTTCCACCACTGATGTGCCTCTAAGCGCAGGCAGCGAATTGATGCCCGAAAGGGAATCCACCACTTCCACCTCGCCAACACCCTGCGATTCCGCAAGGAGCTGTTGCTTGACTTCACTTACAAGCTGTTCGAACTGTGTTGTCTCCAGTACCGCCATATTATCCTAAGATTGATTGTAAGTCGTTATAGAACTGCGAAGCGATGGTCGCTTGGTTTGATACGGTTGTAACGTAGCTTGAATCGAAACGCACGTTTGTAACTCCGTTCGCAAATGAGCCGTAGCCCACACGCTTCTTGATTTCACCGATGACATACATCGTTGCGTTCACTTCTGTCGGTGTTCCGTCGATAGGACCAGTTGCGATGTATTCAATCGCATAGTTGCCGTCACCCATTGCCATTTCAGTGACAGCTTTCCTTGTCTCAAACTGTTCTGTATAAGTAATTGCCATATCTTTATTCCTTAACGGTCAATAATTCGTTGAATGCTCTCTGTACGCTTGCAAGGTAGTTGTCCTTGATGATTGCCTTCAAAGGCTCTATATACTCCTGTGGAACTTCAATCTCACCATCGGAGAAATAGATGTTGCGAGCCAAGTCATCAAAGCCGATGTCACCGGTCGTCTGATGAATCTTGTTACCAAGCTGCTTTCTCATGTCAACGGCTACGGGTTCTCCCTCGAAGGAATGCTGAACCATCACCTTGCCGAAATCAATCATTACTTTATTTTCCATATATTTATAATTTAGTCTACACTTAGGAATTCATACCAATAAGAACCGTTGCTTATATAGAAAGCACTAAGGTTGTTATGCGTAACAGAGCTTACCGTAGAAGTGCTGTTTCTAGGAAATATGCTTCCGCTCAACGTTTTCGAACCGTTGAACTTTATAAATATCACTTTACCTTTGCATGAACTTGCGCTAGGCAAAGAAGAAGATGATGACATAACCGTGAAATCAGTTGTTATTGACGGAGAACCTGACGACACGTTCCCAAGAGCGAAATTGTACAGTTTAGCCCCCGATGCGAGTGTCAATCCCTTGCTGTCAATGGTTGTAGCACCTCCCGATGAAGGGGCGTAACCGATGCCCAATGCGTTCAGCGTCAAATTGCCCGTTCCGCTTTTGTAGATGCCGATAGCAGGTTGCAGACCGTCAGCATTGATTTCCAACAGAGGTGTTCCCGATGAGTTTTCGCATACGAATCCTCCACTATCCATCTTCAATGTCCATCCTTCGCTGTTGGTAGCCTCCAATTTATTCACAGTAATGGCATCAACATCAATAAGTGATGTCTTTATATACCCGCCCGAGATAATCGTAGAATCAAGCATTGCAGAGCTGACAGCACTTTTGTAGGCTAAACTTCCCAAACTTGAAGAGTTTACCTTCCCGTTGATGGTGGTTTGCACACCACTAGCCAAATCACTGAAAGTAACCTTGCCTGTAAGGTCTATCTGGTCTGCCGAAATTTCAATCTTTGAAACCAAGTCACCTAAATCATCTTCAAGAACGTATGCTGAAAGAGATGCTTTCGTTGCCATCCCATCACTGACCAAAGACGAATAAAGAGTGGCTCTATTGCTTGTAGTATAAAGACCGCTCTTGCTGAAGTTGGTAATTTCTCCGCTAGAATTGAAAGTTATCTTTTCTGTAAACGCTTCAAGTTTTCCAGCCGTAACGGAGATGTCGCTACTGTTCTGCGAAACGGTTTTACCAAGCGCATTCAATTCTTCTTTCGTAGCTCGCAGATTGATAGCTTCGGTATTCTGTGAAATTTTAGTTGAATGTGCACTGATGGAATCCCCGTGAGACGATACGGTCTTCGTAAGACTTGTGATTTGTCCTGCCTGTACAGAGATATTCGTCTCGTTTGTAGTAATCCTTCCATCCAAATCTTCTTCTACAGAGGATACTTCAGCCCGTATCTCTTTAGCCGTTTGGGATATTGACGACTCAAACGAGTTGGTCAATCCTGTTTCAAGGTCTGTAAAGTCAGCACTGAAATCTGTACGCAATTCCCTTGCAGTTGCACTTATCTGTGATTCATAATCCTCAATCAAGCCACTTTCAGTGTCCTCCACAAGTTCGGTAAGCTCTGCCTTTATTTCCCTTGCTGTCTGAGATACCAAACTTTTATAGCTTGAGGTGATGTCGTTTTCAGTATCTTCCACAAGCTCGGTGTATTCCGAACGCAATTCCTTGGCAGTCTGAGTAATCTTGCTTGAATACTCAGTCGTGATGGTATTGTATTGATTTGTCAGCTTGGTATTGAAAGACGATTCAAGTTTTTCGGCTGTCAATATGAACTCGCTGTGATATTCTTCCAACTTGCCATTCGTGTAATCCAAGTTAGCTTGAATCTTCTTGTCCGTAGCTTCAAAGCGATTGGTAAACTTCTCTTCCACATCGGCAAGGGCATTGTCCGAAAGGGCAAGGTCGTAGATATAGATGTCACCGTCAAACGAGAGGTAGAAATCACCCGTTCCGTTCCACTTGCCTTCGAATTCTTCCACTTCAAACGATACGTTCGGGTCAATCCATTTTTCTTCATTGATGGATGTATATTGCTCGAAAGTACCGTCATTGGTTTCATCCTTGAAGTAAACCTTCATCGTACCTGCTTCAACGCAAAGATACTTGAATGATACATAGAACATTCTAGGGCGGTACTTCTCAATACCAGTTTCCTCTTCCTTGTAAAGGTCAAAGGACGGGTGGAGGTTGTAGTCGGAGTTCTTCTGAGTGATGAACGAATTCTTGATGCGGAGCACATTCTTGGAATCCCTTACAACCACACCTGCGAAGTTGTTCTTGATGGAGTAGAAGTTGCCGTTGAAGTGAAGCAATCCTCCCGATGTCCTGAATACCTGTACATCGTTCTCGTAAGTCCATGATTCAAGGTTGGACGAGAACGAAGCGTTGGTAAGATAGTTGTCCTTGGCATTGATTTCAGCACGCACGGAAGAGATTTCAGAACGAATCATGCCTTCCATGATGGTGAACTGCGTCTGTACATCCTTCCCGTTGGAAAGGACAAACACACCAGTCAAGAAACAGTTGTCGGCATACAGGCCATATCCGTGAGGCTGCATGTCGCTAGGGAATCTTGAATCACTGATACCGTCAAGGCATCCCACACGGGTTCTCAGGCATCCTTCGAAGTTCTTTGTCCTTACACCGTCCAAGCAGTCGAATCTCGGCTGTCCGTCTTCGGTTGCGCTGATAAGGATTAGGTTCTGACGGAGCTTGTTCTTGGTATTACCCATAAGGACACATTCATCGCCGGCAGCAGGCATCACTCCGTTGAAGTCAGCTACCCTTGCATATACATCTTCACCTTCCACACGGGTCACTTCCACCCAATAGTATTTCAATCCGCTAGGGGAGAACACCTGACAGCGCATGAGGTCATTTACGGCAAAGGTATTCGTGTCCTCGAAATTGAACTTGTATTCGATGCCCACTCTCTCCACGGACTTTACCTTGCCGTTGCCCGCACTCACGACAATCATACCCCCTACGGCACGGATTTTCTGAATGACAAGCTCGTAAATCATCATTACCTTGCGGACAGTAAGACGGTCAAGCGTCATAGACCAGTCACCTGAAGCGATGTCCTTCCATATCTGATAGCCCTCGCCAGCGAACCCGTCAACAAAGGTGGATGAACCGAGTGTAGTGACGATAGCCCTTGCGATGGTTGCAAGCTCTTCCACTTCAAGGTTCATCATCTTTGCAAGGCCATATACTGTGATGCCTTCCTCGAATGTGATATGCTTGTGGGCTGTATCTTCCTTGTCCTTCCTGAGGAACTTGTCGCCCATGCCTTCTATTCCCTCCTTGATTCTCTTGTCGGTCATCAAGGCAGAATAGATTTCAGCGTCACTTGCGAATTCTGGCTTCACTTCGTCTGTGTATCTTGTTACATCGGTAATCTGCTTGTCTCCGATGGAAAGGCTTCCTACTCCTAGATGGTGAGGTGTCCTGTCCGACTTGTCCTTTCGGAGGAACGTCTTTTCACCTACCGCTTTCACGATGGATGTTATCTGCTCGATATTGAACTTACCCGTATTTTCAGAACCTCCGACACCGTTTCGCACGATTGAATCAATCTGATTCTGAATCTTTTCAATCGTTCCTACTGTCTTTTCATTTCTGAGGGTAATTTGATATTCAGGTATACTTCCGTTTTCAAGGTCTTCCTTGATATTGAGAGTATCGATGATTATGTTTCCGCTAACGCCCAAGTCATCATCTTCGAACAACATGAGGTCTCCCTCCTTGATTGTCTCATAGAAGCTTGTAGTGCCATACTTCTTGGCATTGTCATGCTGACGTGCCATATAGATATTGTCTACGGTAGGGGAGTAGCTGTATCTTACATAATCATTCTTTGCCAAATACGCCTTTGCAGCTTCAAGAAGTCTCTGTGATGCCGCCTTTACATAAACGTCTGGCATTTCAATGTTCAGAAGCACGAACTTGTCACCTGTCTTGATTTGGTAGTCCACATACGGGAAATACAGACCAAGTGTTGAATCTTCACTTCTGTTACAAGTAAGCAGATGCGAACCGTCATCCTGCTTTTCACAGGAGACGATTTCAAATTCACGACCGCCGCACATTCCGTTCTTCATGGCTATCGTTGCCGATGAAGTGGAGAGGTAGTCATTTATATCGAAGCCGATGTCCTTCAATGTGATAGTGAAGGTGGCTTGTATTTCATTTTCTTCAGTAGCCTTTCCGTTGTCAGCTATCTGCTCAGCACCCAACACAACATCTAGATTACCTGTTGACTGTACTTCAACGCCCGCCTTTTCCAAATCTTCTGCGGTCATTCCTTCCATTGAAGGGTAAATTTCTTCAAGGTCGCCGCTTCCGTCAAAGAACACAGTACCTTCACGGATTCCCAACTTTTCAATGTTCTTGCTGTCCAAGTACGGGTCCTCCTTGATTGGGAAGTCTGGCAGCATGAGGTTGTTCACAGCCATGTTGTTCGGTATGCCGCTTCCTTCAAGATTGTGGTAATATCCGCTAGGCATATTACGTGTGCTACCGTAAGCACGAAGTCTTGTGATTATCTTCTGGTTGCTTTCCGCATTGCGTTCAATTTCACGCAGACCTTTACCCTTACCGTAAGAGAACACGTTCTCCATTGCTATACCAGCAGTCCCTACGGTAATTGTCCTGTTCTTAATGATGAATGTAGCACCGAACTGACTGTTTACCATCGCCAACGCATCCCATACAGTCATGTTGCTGACCGATATGTTCACGTTTGTCTTTCCTTCATATTCTGGATGAAGAGATACAGTCCATTTCTTTTCATCCTTATATACTCTGTCAAGATTTGCTTGGATGCGTTCTACCAGCTTACCGACGGATTCCGCAAAGAAGCTGAATGTAGGCAGCGAAGAATAATGGATAAGATTGTCCGATGATACATAGTCAAGGAAATCACATCTTGTAAGCTCGTCAGAGAGAGAGTTGAAGATTACATCATTGTAGACGAATCCTTCACCATTGGTATTGACGGATGATGTCTTTACAACCGTCGGGTCGTAATTCATTTCAAAGCGTTCGCCTCTGTACATGATATAGTCCCCAATCCCGAATTCTACGGTAACGGGAGAGGAGATGGTGACGCTGACAGAGCAAGCCCCCATAAACTCACCAGAGTATTCGAGCTTTCTCGCCTCGCATCTTTTATGTCCGTCCTTACTATATACTATCCACGCACTCATCTTGCCAATGTGATGTCTGTTACAGGGTCATTTACCTTGAACTTCACCACAAACACAATGATGTCACCACTGTCTTCCTGTCTGAAGAACATGTCGTCTTCAACTGAGACATAACGAATGCGCTGCCTTCCAATCTTTGTATATGTGTCGTACACCTGCATTTCTGAACCAGTGCCGTCACGACCTGTCAGATAATCCAAGAAAGACCTGATTTTGGAATTTGCAGTACCCATGTCGCCTTTATAAGCGAACTCCACGTCAATTTCGTATGATGCGATAGGAAGGATGGAAGGGATGTATTCATCGTCCCCGTCCTCATCCTTCCAGTCGTGGTTAGCTAGTTCCTTGGCTTCACCGTACAATTGGAATGGAAAGTCCTTGCAGACGATATTCCAGTTGTTGAACGTGTCAACAACAGAAGCATTTTCAGTCATCTTTTTAAAATAGATAGCGTACGGTTTTGCCATTACTAGCTTAATTTTGTGTTTGTAGTGTGAAACGGAAGCTTCAAGAGCTTAATCCACCGCAAATATAATCATTTGAAAAACAATTCCAAACAAAAATAGGTTAAAGTTTTACTTTAAGTTTGAAGTATAAGAAAAGCGAGGTTCAATCCCCGCTTTTTCTCTGCATAACTTCACCTTCAGTTTCTACTTCGCAACATTCTCCGTGCTTGTAGACATAAACCGAAGCAGCATCCCTTTGTGATACCTTCAGCTTTGCGTTGTCGTAAAGACTGATGAATATCTTACTGACCCTAGAGCAGTCAATGGTCACTTCGCTGTCATGCCTGATATAGACATCGGCAGTTGTGTAACCATCAAAAAGCAGCGTACCCTTCGATTTACCTTGAACAATCACAACCTGCCTTGCGTTCCTTCTTTCAAATTCAGCATCCACATAGATATTGTTGTGTTCCAATAAAGCCTTGTCGAAATTCTCTTTGATGAACTCGTTTGACGGAAAATCCTTTTCGATTGAAAAATCTATAAAGTGTACATAACGGTTTATCAGCTCATACTCGTTGAGCTTTTCTAGGTTGTCAAGCCCTTTCTCGCAAGCCCCAAGCGATTCTGCTTGGAGCTTCAGTTTTTTCCCGATATTATTCTTGAAAAACATGATATTATATTTTTAGTTTGTTACCACTCTTGTCTACTACACGGTTAAAGAGGTCTCTTATTTCAGTAGCAACATCTGCATTCCGTTTCGTATTTGAAACAATCATCTGCAACTGCTGTAATTGAGCTTCAGCAATGATGCTCATTCTTGGGAAATCTTCACCAATTAGTTTTTCGATAAGAGAACGCTGCGCAGATAAGTCGCCTCTAATTGAATTGAGGTAGCTTCCAACGAGATTTGCCGTATCTTCTGTTACGGATTGAGCACTCTTTGAAAGACCTTCTTTTTGGTCTCCCTCTGTGTCGTCAAGGATTCCACCAACAGCCTCGTTAATCTTATCCCAATAATCGTTTGATGCCTCAATTTGACCTTTTAGTTTGTCAAGTTCTGATGCAAGTCCTTCGGCTTCACCCTCAGACATATTCATTCCGTTTTCAGAACCGATAGTGAATATACCGTTTCTTCCGAACATGTATTCACGAAGGTTATCCATTGCAGGCTGTATGAACTGAAGACGTATTGCTTCTGTCGCAAGCTCTCTGAGGATTCCTGCAACGGTGTCGTCAAATGCTTTAGCCGCATCTTCACCACTGGCAAACGCATCAGTCAATGCTTCCGCAATCTGACTAGCCCAACCTTTTATATCTACACCGTATTGTTCATTAGCCCAATCCTCGTAGAAATACTTGATTTGGTCGTCAAGCTCAGCAATCTGATTCTTGTAGTCTTCAAGTTTCGACTTGTCGGTTTTCTTCTTTTCATCTTCAAGCTCATACTGCTTTGCTAGTTCCGCACGTTGTCCTGTCAATGATTCAAGCATTTTTAGAGCTTGGTCGTTTGATACACCTTCAAGTTGTCTTTCGATAGTTCGTTCTAATTGTGAGTATGCATTCTCTAGCTTTTGAACCTCAAGCTGAGATTTCTTGATTGCTTTGTCCAATTTCTTGTCATGCATTGCAGCGATAGAACCTATAATTCCAGTCACTCCACTGATACCACCATAGATACCACCAAGAATATCACCACTGGCAAATGAAGCTGCTGCTTTACCCAATGTGCTGACACCATTCAGCATATCTCCTGCAAAAGAGAAAGCATCTGCCAAATCTTCATTGCCTAATGCGTCAAACATAGAAGAAAGCTCGTCAGACGCTTTTGCTGTAGCCTCGGTAAGAGCTGACATATCTTCCAATGCTCCTTCAAGAGTTCCTTTCTTTTCTCCTTCACCTAATTCACCTTTACCTCTAAGAGCATCCCAAATTCTTGTCAGTGGAGTTTCTAGTTTCTTAGACTTGTCTTCAAGTTCTTCTAACAATCTAAGAAGCTCCTTATATTTTTCAATGCTTATTTCTTGAACTTTCCCGTTCTCATCAGTAAAGCTATATCCAGTAACAACATTGTCTTTATTCCTGTTTTCTTGGCCGTTTCTTACAAGTTCTACAAGTTTCTTTGTTCGCTCATATAATGATTGAACCTCAGTTCTTGCAAGACCCGTCGTATCAACAAATAGTTCGGTGAAGGCTGGACTTAGAGCAAACAATTGAGCCTTCAAGTCCGATATTATCTTGTCAAATTTCTCAGCCGTTGCTGTATATTCAGGTGTATCTTCCTGCAAAGGAATAAGAGCTTCCCATTTCTTGTTGGTTTCAGCTTCAATCTGTTCTTGGATACTCATTGCATCCTTAATTGCATTACCTGTATTTATCTTTAAGTCAATACCATTCTTCTCGATTCGGTCTTTGATTTGTTTCCAAGAATCATACAAGTCCCCATAGAAAGCCTTGGCTACATTGTCTGAAATATTAAATTCCACCGTAGTGTCAAGACCTTGGCTTTCCAATGCTCTCTTCATTTCTTCAAGCATTTGCTCGGCAGCTTCATCCCATACTGGAGTAACAGTGAATGCAGTAGATGCGAATTGCTTGTCGCCCGTCAAGTCAAACAATTGCTTGTACAAGTCCCATTGTGAGGTAATACGTTCCATTTCAGACTTAACACCGTCTGCGAATGCCTTTGCAGCTTCCTTACCTGCCTTTTCATTCTGCTTCGCTTCGTCTTGACGTTGCTTTTCACGTTCCTTGCGTGCTTCTTCCGCAGCCTTGATTGCTTCCTCGTTCTTACCTCCGAGAACTCCGTAGTAAATTTTCTCGTAAGCCTCCAATTCAGCATCAAGATTGCCGAGCATGGTTGAATAATTTGCCGATTCAGGGTTGAGCAAATCCTTTTTTTTCTTGATGTCATCCATGCCTTGCTTGATTCGGTCAAAGTATTCCCATACATCAGTTTCCTTGTCGGTAGGAATGAGGGACTTCAAGCCTGATTCTTCGGCTATTTTCTTGGATTCGGTGTACCACCTTGACGTCCTTTGACTTTGCAGCTCGGCTTCTTTCTTCTCAACTAATGCTATCTTTTCTAGCAACTTCAATCTTTCCGTTTCAAGGTCTATCACATCTTGCGCTTCCTTCTTTTTCTGCTTTTCAGATTTCAAGTCAATTTGGTTTCCGAAGCGGTCGTACATTATCGAAGAAGAATCCCTTGTTTTTTTTGCTTCCAAGATTTTCTTGTCCAAGTCTACAAGATTGGATTTAAGTTTTTCCTTTGTTTCTTCTTTTGCGGCTTCTGTTATCTTGTTTCTTAGTTCAAGCTCATCCATAAGTAAAGCTTGCTCCTTGGTCATGCCTTCAAATATGGAAGGATACAAAGACTTAATCGTTTCGTAAGCCCTTGACCTGTCTTCGATTGATTTCTTTTCGTTTGACATTACAATCGCCATGTCTTGAGCTTTCTGCTTGTTCCTTTCAACAAGTTCAGATTCCTCGGCAATTTTAGCATTCAATTCAACAATAGCATCCGACGCATCTTCTGAATTGCTTCTTAACGCAACAACAACTCCAACAAGCGTTGCCATCACGCTAGCAAACATCCCAATAGGGTTCTTTGTTACTACATTTCCAAGTAATTTGAATGCGGCGCTGACACCGTTCGTGGCCTTTCCTAGAAACTGCATTGAAGTTATAGCCCTCTGAATAACCTCTAGCTTGATGGCTGTCTTTTGGATGGCGGTTACAGCAATCAAAGCAGCTTTGTAAGTCCCATAAGCTGCGACAACAGCCATAATTGCGTTTTGTATTTCTCTCCAATGATTTAATATACCCGTCAGCATATCAAGAGTGCCACCAAGAGCATCGTTATTAGAATTTCCTACTTCTGCAAGAAAAATCTCATAACTATCAATAAGTTTATCCAATTTACCTTTCAAGGTATCGGTAAGTCGCGCTTGCATATTGAAGAATCGACCACCTTCATTAGTCAAATCCCAAAGTACAGCTCTTACATCCGCAAAAGGAACTTCCTTCTTGCTGATTCGGTCATACACATCACCTACGCTTACCAATGTACCTTCAAGTTCGGTGTATCTCCTAGCAAGTTCAGCAACCAAAGGAATACCAGCTTCTGTGAACTGACGGAGTTCTGTACCTTTCAGGAACTCAGCGCTGCGAACCTGTCCGTAAGCAAGTATGATACGACCCATATCAACACCAAGACCTGCCGACAAGTCACCGAAACGCTTCAAAGTGTCAAACATTTCTTCGTAAGGAATGCTGAATGCTGCAAGTTGTTTTGCGTATTTAGTCAAATCCCCGAACTTGAACGGGCTTTCTACCGCCAATCCTTTGATGCGTTGGAAGAGTACGTCGGCTTGCTGTGCATCACCCAAGATTGTTTGCAAAGCCACATGTTGCTGTTGAAACTCACCGCTGATTCTAATAATCCCTTCCAAGAACCTGCCTACACGATAAAGCGCATAGGCGTTGGCTACCTGTTCACGGATGCCTGCCATAACACCTTTCTGTCTTTCGGCTGTACGGTTCACACGTTCCATTGCGGAGTTTTGCTTGTTGGCGGCATTAGCAGAAGCAATCTGCGCCCTGCGATAGTCCTCCAATGCCTTTTGTGCTCTTACATACGCATCAGTTCTAAGGTTTCGTGTGTCGATAAGATTCTGTCTTACATCGCTCGCAGAAGTATTGTAGTTTAGACCAGCCTGTGCAAACGCTTGTCGGATTGCTTGCTGTACGGAGGCTTTCTTTACAACCAAGTCTACATTAGCCTTGAAGGTCTTGTCTTTAAGAAAATCCGTAACACTCTTGGATAGAATGGTCTTATTGGCTTCAACAGCCGCTTTTTTGATGTTTTTACTTGCAGCCAAGTCAACATTGAAGGTTTTGTTTTTCAATGCAGCTTTTATGTTGGCTTCAAAAGTTCTCCTGTCTACGTCCGCACCGATTTTGACACCGACCTTTTCAAGTTTTTTCTTTATCTTGTCGATGTCGGCATCGGTCATATCACGGAGCAATATGTCAAAGTACAGATTTCCGAGGTCTGCCATGTCTTATTTTGTTTTTATATCGTTAAATGCGTCAATTCCTTTCCGCAAGAAATCATTCATGTTCACTTTTGTTCCCGTCTTGAAATCGGTGCTCTTTCCTTCTCTCTCACGCTTAGCCTTCCATCTAGCCATCACATCGTCCATTTCTTTCTTGGTATGCTTCGGCTTGTCGTCCTTATTGTGCTTCTTGTAAGAAATGATTGGCTGGTCGCAAATCAGAAGTTCCAAGTGTGCGTTGCTGAGTACCCAATCCATGTACCAGTTAGGTATTGTCAACAGCCCCCAAAAGAGGACTAGCGGCTGCGTCAGTTCTGGGTGTTTTTCTCCGTAGGAGAAGGATGCGCCTGCCGAAGTTCTTGAAGGGTACGTTCTGCTTCCTTCCTCGTCATCGTCATCACCGTGTCCTTCATCCCTATCAGATATATGGTATTCGTCAAGTAAGCCCGTGTCTGCGAGTCCACTTTTTTTTTAGCAATGAGGAACACTTCAAGAAGCTCCTCGTCAGAATACTTTCTCCATAGATAACGCCAGTAGAACCAGTGGAAGAAAAATATCTTCCAGTATCCGTTGAGCAGTACCAACGAAGCGCACCTTGCACTCAGTTCGTCTTCCTTCTTGCATGTCAGTATGGTGTCGGACAGCTTTCGGATAACACCTTTCTTTATCCATCCGATACTGTATTTCTTTCCCCTTATTTCAATCACATCCTTACCGTTTTCAAGGATGTCGTTGAGTTTCTGTTGTGTTGCGTTGTTCGGTTGTTCCATAATTGACGTTATAAAAGAAAAGGGCGGTGGCTCTTGGCTCACCACCCTAAACTCTGAAAACCTTTTTACCTATATTATGCTTTCGCAAAGTCCAAGAAAGCGATGTCGTCATCGTTTGTTTCGCTTTCGTCAACAACCAATGTACCTGTCAAAGCGATTGCAACAGGGGTAGTTGAAGCGTTTTCGAACACGAAACGTGGAGTTACGGACATCTTCTTTACCAATACAGCCTTGTCGCCTGCTTCGTTCACGAGCACCAAGCCCAAGTCTACCATTACATTCTTCATTGTCAATGAGAAGCCTGAAGCGGTCTTACCGTCGATTGAAGCCGAATCGATGTCGTTTGACTCACCGAAGAAGTAGTTGCACAAGTCCTTTGCTGTACTTGGGATAGTACAAGCGAATTCGAACTCACCTGCTGTGTAGCTTACAGCCCAATCAGTCTGCAAACCGTGTACTTTCACGCTGTTCTTTGTCGGTTCACCCATAGACATAGTAAGGGTGTCAACAAGAACTGGAATTTCCATCTCAGATGTAACGGAAGAGAAATCACTGATACCTCCCTTTACGGTTCTGACTTCAGAAAGACCCATGAACGCGTCTTTCAATTCTTTTTTAGTTTTATAAGCCATGTCTTATATTTTTTAATCGTTTGTAAATCATTTTATTGACAATTCTGCACGTATAAGCATTGCGCTGAATCCTAGCCCGTCATTTCCTTTTAGCATTACCGATGGTCTTGAAATCTGAAGCACGTTGTCGGAGTAGGGGAGTTGACCGATGATGTCAGAAAGCATCTTCTCCATCTTGTTCTGGTCTTCCATTCCTCCTTTCTTCAACCGTGCATATATTTCAAAGCTACAGTAACCAGAAGACATTCCATAACCGCCGCCATAAGTGGAAGAGCTTACGCTTCCTACAATGTTGACAACCACGAAATCCTTCATCTGTTCGGGTACGGCTTGCGGTCTACTTCCTGTGAACACATTGGTAGAGGCAATCTTCCCCAAACTGTATAGTGACTGCATCGCATCCTTTATCTTGAAATCTTCCTTATAACTCATGGTAATGGTTTGAAACTACTGTATAACAATTTCTTGACATTGCTCTCACTGGCTGTTTCTGAAAGAACATTAAGCTTGTACACGTTCTCCAAGTAGGTAGAGTATTCAGTACCCGTTGTCATGACAATGGAAATACCCTTCGATGGAGAGCCTATACCTTTAAGTATTTCAAAAGAGGTTTCCATACCCGAAATGCTGTATCGGATGTCAACCTTTCCTCGTACACTTCTAGCTTCGCCTTCATAAGGATTCGCCAAATATACAAGTTCCCCTTTCTGAACTTTTGCATGTACAGGTGCGTCCATGTCCTCACCACTTGCTACCATATAGTTCAAGTCTCCGTCAACATAGATGCCGCACGCAAAACTTGTAATGGTATTGCCTGTAAAGCTTTGGAACTCTCTTTTCGTCAGTGCGTCGCTTACAAGCGCATCGCATAACTTGATGCACTGGTTATACAGATGTCCGAAGATTATCTGCTTAGCCTTCTTGAAACCATTATCCAATGCTGCCCTATTGTTAGCCATACCTTAGTTCTTTGGAAGATTGAAATAAATGGTCGTACCTTCATGTCTGCCGTAAACGACTGGCATGGAGTTGGTTATTACACAAGCAATGAATGTCCCGTTGTAATCGGTCACATCAATAAGGTCGCCCGAATTGACACCTTTTACAAGCTTCGGAATGTCAACGGCATATTCACCCTTGATGACCCCGCTTTGCTTGAATGTACGAAGTGTCGAACTTCCGTACATGTGGCATTCCCCTTGGTAAAAGAGAGATTCAGTACCTTCCTCAAAAGGGGTTTCCCCACTTACATTGTACACCTTGCAAGTGTGAGGGAATCTGGTGCTGTATGCGTCGTATTTCTTCATGCTTTTAACTTTACCATTTTCATACCGAAAGAAGAGAGCTTTATACCCGAATTCACGGTGCTTTCACCATATTTCTTGTATATGGCGTTTGCCATCGAACGAAGGTGTTTCTTGTCCGAAGCAGACATTTGAGTACCTCCTTCCTTGTGCTTCCATACACCGTTGTTGTCTTCTACATTGCCCGACACGCTTGGTGAAGAGACAATGCTCATGTAGAGGTCAGCCTTGCACAAATCCCTGTCCCTCTTGCTCATGGCAGTAACGGACGAATTCGGTTCAACGCCCCTGTCTACAAGGATTACATTGACGGTGTTTTCGGGAATGGTATAACCGACACAACCATAAAGGTAATCCTCTATGGTCATGTCAGCAGTATAACGGGTTTCAGCGCACATCACTTATCAGCCTTTAATTGTCAAGTAATACATCCAACGTACCTTGTTAGGAACGCAGAGACCTGTTACCTCACTCTTGACAACCTGAGTCATTGTCTCGTCATTGAAAATCTGACGAATCAATGTACGACCGCCATCATACAATGCGGTACGGGCACCCGGAGTTTCCATGAAGATAGGCTTGCCGCACTGAACGTCACCGATTGCACCGTCTGGAACGTAAACCAGTACACCTTCGTTGAAGCTTTCAAGGTTGGTGTATTCCATCTTCTTGCTTGTTACGTTGAACTTTTCAACGACAGCCAAAGCGTCGATTACGTCGATTCTTGCACCGATGAGCTTTTCAATGAATGCCTTGATTGTATCGTCTGGAATCAATGCACCGAAAGCTGAAGCTTGGTCAGCGTCGCTGATGTCAGGACGGTTTGCCAATACATACATCTTGCGGAAGTAAGGCAAAGAAATCAAGTCTTCGTAAGTAGTCTGCGAACATTCCCAGTGACCAGCAGGAGCGAAGTCCTTGCGTGCTGCGTTCAACTTCACTTCACGCATAACCTTGATTGGGTCGATAGTACCGTCAGTCACGCCTGCTGCCTGTGCTGCTGCATCTGCGCTCTTTGTGTACCATACGGAAGTCTTCTTGTTCTTTGAAGGAACACCGAAGTCGATTTCTACTGGAACGCCCAACGGGTTGTTTGTTGCGTTGATGACCAACTTACCCATGTTGGAAACGATTTGATGGCGTTGGTAAAGCATGGTGTTGTAGTTACCGCCAAGCAAGTCGTCCAAGCCGTTGAACAAGAGCTCCATTACTGTGTCCTCGATTTCTGCGTTGCTGCCACCGATAGCGTCAGCGAGCATCATCTTTTCACGTAGAATCTTGCGGCTCAATACAACTTCATGCTTGAAGGTTGGAATACCACCATACTTCAAAGCCATGCCGTCAGTTGACTTGGTAGGACCATCTGAATCAATGTCCACATATCCCGCCATAGTATAAGGACGGATAGTCGCTTCAATCTGTTCGAATGTCGGATTGATTGGAATATTCGGGTTCAACGGAAAGCCCGCTTCAGCGAAAGTGCTTTCTGCGTTGTATTTCTGTGCAAACATGTCTTGGATGTATGCACCAAAGGCGTTTGCGCCTTCGTAGCCCATAGAAGCTAAGCCCTTGGCTACAATGTCATAGAATTGTTTGTCTCTTGCGTACATAGTAACCTCCTCTTTTAAGCTTCACGAACGAATTCAATTTCTGCAAGTCTCACATTGCTTTCAACTTCGGCAGGGATGCCGCTAGCAACACGGTCTGCATAAATTCTACCACTCTTCACAACTGCACAAGTAGCGTGAATGCAACCGTCAGGAATGCAAACGTCCTCGAAAATCAAGCCGTTCACCTTTTCCAAGTTGTCGGCATCTTCAGCCTTCACGATAGTAACTTCCTTACCTGCACCGTTGAAGATTACCATTGTACCAGCACCGATAACGTCACCAGCCTTGAAGTCGGCAACGTCAAGATAACCACCGCCCTGATACAGCTTGTCTACTCTCGACCAAACGGGAAAGTGACCGCCAAATTCAGCAGAACCCTGTGCGATGGTGTTGAATGTACCTTTCTGTAAATTCACCATGTTTTAAATTGCGTTTGTTTGTTTGTTATTTTGGCAACTTGCCTTGGCTGCGCATCTTTTCCTTGAACGCTTCACGTTTGGCATTTGCCGTTTCTTTGCTAACTCTTTGTGGAGACTGTGCGCCTCCGTATGGTATAGCTCCATCGCCAACGTATGACTTGAGTCTTGTCTCGTAATCCTTCTTTACCTGTTCCAGTACCGAGTCTATGGTTGAATCGTCTCCTATGCTTGCGGCACTTACGCAATCCTTCCAAAGGTTCTTGTTGGAGACATTCAAATCCCCTCCTTTTGAAAGTGCTTGCGCTCTGAGAGATTCCATTGCAGATTTTTTCTGCGACTCTTCGTTGGCTTTCTTCAAGCCTTCGATTTCCTTCAGCAAGATTTCATACTTGTCATCCTTGGGAGTTTCTTGAGGTGGAGGCGGTGTCTGCGGATGATTCTTTTCCCACTCGCTTTTGAATACGTTCACTCGGTTTGCCACTTCGTGATTCAGATTGCCTTCAAAGGATTTCAGAATAGTCGTGTGGGCATTCCAGAACGAATCATTTACCATTTCTTCACTCGAAATCATCGGAAGGATGCTTGTTGCATACTCGTCAATGGTTCTATCCGATAGAGCGGTTGTTCCGACTCTGGTCTTCAACTCGGACAAAAGTTTTTCTTTTTCCATAAGTTTCTTAGTTTGTGTTGTAGTAAAGGTCGTTCCTTCACTATTTTCCGCAAATATAATCCATTGATTTCTAATTAACAAACAAAAAGCATTAAAATTTTACTTTAATAAGTGTTATTAAATTGTTATAAGCCAATAATTTACTATATTTGTGCCAACAACACGAATTTTATGCACGATTCAGTTCTTAAAACAAGCGGAGACGTGGAAGTTTTCTCTTACGAGTACATTGAACGCCTTCGGCAAAAAAGAAGCGATAAAAGGATTATAGCACAACGAGGTTGTCAGGAGAAATTCTTGGCGACAAATGCCGATATTACCATATTCGGCGGGAATCGAGGCGGACCACTTTTGGTTGATACAAAAGTAGTTACACCATTTGGATACCGAAGAATCGGTGACTTGAAGGCTGGTGACATTATATCCGCTACCGATGGAGGTATGCAGCGTGTGGTTTACAGACAAGACCACGGAAAGCTGCCTGCCTACCGATTGACATTCATTGACGGTTCATCCGTCATTGCCTCTTACGACCATTTGTGGAATGTAAGAAGGACTTGCTACATTTCAAAGAAGAGACACTTGAACGGTCTTGACTTGAAAGATGATTGGCGAGTTTGGACTACTCAGATGATTGTAGATTTTCTCCAAAAGAAAAAGGACGGAGATTTGAAGAATGGGCACATCGTTGTTCCATTGTGCGAACCCGTAAAGTTTACGCAAGGTATTGGGCGTGGTAGAAGACCAAATTTTGACCCGTACATTTATGGTGCTTTACTTGGTGATGGATGCACGACTGACACCGTTATAAAACAAGGTAAATGTCTTCTTGAATCAGAGCCAAATCAAGTCGTTGAAGAATTTGAATTGGCTGGGATTGATATGGGTAATATTCGTTACAAGGAAGGTTCGCTTTCGAATAGCTATGCTATTCGTAACGAATCTCTTATTGAAGACTTGATATATTTTGACATTGCAGGTCATGGTGCACTTGATAAATATGTTCACAAATATTTCTTGTTTGGCAATGTGGATGAAAGATGGGCTATACTTCAAGGTTTGATGGATACGGATGGTACAGTTGACAGCCGTGGGCATTGTTCGTTTACTTCAATTAGCGAACAGTTGGCTAAGGATGTAAAGTTCTTGGTTAATAGTTTGGGCGGTGTTGCTACCATATCAAAGCATGAAGCAGGATATAGAAACGAAGAAGGTGAATATGTTAGATGCAACGATGCTTATGAAGTGTACATCCGAATTAAGGATAGCGAAAGATTGTTTCGTTTACCTTATAAGAAAGCAAGATGCCGTGAATACAACGGAGGTATTAGCGAATATACAAGGCGCATCGTTGATTTTGAATATCTAGGAGAACAAGAATGTTGCTGTATTGCGGTGGATAATGCCAACAGCCTTTTCATGGTTGAGGATTTTATCGTGACACACAATTCAAAATCGTTCTCCTTGCTCATGGAGTCATTGAAAGACATCAGGAATAGTCATTTCAATGCTATCCTTCTCCGTAACGAACGAGATGACTTGATTGACTTGGTGAATACATCCTACCAACTTTATTCACCGTTCGGTCAGTACAACCGTTCCATCAACGACATGACTTGGAATTTCTACAACGGAGGAAAGCTGAAGTTTTCCTACTATGCGGGAGGATATGAAGACTTTGAAACCCGTTTCCGTGGTCGCCAGTATTCCTATATCGGCATTGACGAAATCACGCAGATTGCATACAAGAAGTTCAAATTCCTAGTTACCTGTAACCGTAACGCATACGGAATCAGAAACCGTTTCTACGGTACATGCAACCCCGACCCCGACTCATGGGTACGGAAGTTCATCGACTGGTGGATTGACGAGGAGGGTCTTCCCATACCCGAGAGGGATGGAATCATACGTTACTGCTTCATGGACGGTGACACCCCCGACCAAATCTATTGGGGAGCTTCACCGGAGGAAGTGTACGCACAATGCAAGGACATCATCGACCCTTTGTGGAAAGACGAATACGAAGCATTGGGATTCAACAAGATTACCATGTTCGTGAAGTCAGCCACGTTCATCAAGGGTAAACTGGAGGAAAACATTGCCCTCATATCATCAGACCCAAACTATGTGGCTAACTTGGCTCAACAGGACGAAGAACAGCGTGCTAGAGACCTTGAAGGGAACTGGAACTTCAAGCGCACTGGCGATGACATGATTAAGATGGAGGACATGGAGCGTTTCTTTGCGGCATCATCACAGACGGGTGGAGCTAGGTATGTGTCTGCCGACATCGCATTTGAAGGCGGTGACTTCTGTGTAATGTGGCTTTGGGATGGTCTCCACATCAAGGACATTTTCGTCATGCGTGAGAATTCGGCAAACACGGAGAAGATATTCGCCGCCAAGTTGCTTGAATGGGGAGTGCGTGAAGAGAATGTGGTATACGACTATTGGGGTGTCGGACAGGCTTTGTCTGGGCACTTCAGAAGGGCGGTGAAGTTCACTGGAACGGAGAGACCGAAAGAGCCTTTTGACAGGTCGTACAAGAACGTGAAGTCACAATGTGCCGAAATGTTGGCTCACTACATACAGGATGGAAAGATTTCGATAGAGCCGCGTCTGCTTGACCTCCGATTCAACGGGAAGAAGGGCAAGTACAGCAATACCCCGCTTCGTCAGATATTGATGAAGGAGAGGAAGTGTATCAGACACAAGGACAATTCCTCGATAGGCGGCTTCGAGCTTGTGAACAAGGAAGGCATGATTAAGGCGGTCGGTTATTCTCCCGACTTCTTTGAATCCCTCATATACAGAATGATTTTTGAAATTAAAACCAAACACCGCAAACCGAAAGGTCTGCTAAGATACACAAAACCCATATATAGATGAAGGCAAAGGATATAAAGACTAAGAAGCCGTGGCGTAGAGTTAAGCCTATAGGTTATCTCACAGGCGGCGTTTTCAATTACGGTGAAGAACCTCTGTATTCGGACGACACCGTAATGTTCAACGTGGTAAGGCAATCGGATTTCCTCAGGGAGTATTATCCGAGCGGTCATAGAATCAACGACACGTCCCATTACCCCGACATTTACAAGGAAGAGAATGTTCCCGTACTTGATGAAAATGGAAACCCGACCGAAAAGATGCAGCGGAAAGTCTATTGCGAGAAGCTTCCTAGGTATTCATTCGCATTCCAACAGATTATCACTACCAAGCAGTTGGTTCACCTTTGCGGCAATGACATCCAGTTTGAACTGAACACTTCAGAGCCTACCGCCAAGGAACAGGACGACTTCAAGCTTTTCAAGGAGGGATGGCTAGGCAAGGACATGGAAGTGGCGTTCTACGAGGCTGCAAAATCCGTCAAGATAACGGGAGACGGCGCTATTGTAGGATTCCTCAACAATGGAGAGTTCGGCTACAAGGTGTTGTCCTATCTGTACGGAGACACACTCTATCCTCACTATGATTCCATTACAGGAAAGCTCAATGTATTTGCACGTTCCTATTATGACTACGACGATGAAGGGGAAATAGTATGCGAATGGCTGGAAGTATGGGACAATACAATGCTCCGTCGTTTCAAGAAGGCTGGAGACAAGTACCAGTCGTTTACTGACAAGATATTGGGCATTTTCAATCTAAGCGGATATACGCTCGTTGAGGAGAAGCCTCATGGATTCCCGTTCATCCCTGTTGCATACAGACGTGACGAGAACGGTGCTTGTTGGTCTGCTTCACAGAACTCGATAGACGGGTATGAAATGACTTTCTCGCAGATGGCTCACAACAACCAGGCTTTCGGTGAACCTATCCTTTATCTTCAAGGAGAGGATGTGGAAATGACACACGACATCAACGGCTCGCTTAAAATACTCTCTATGGGAACGGATGACAAGGCTGGGTATCTTGAATCACAGTCCGCTTCCGAATCGTTCATGAAGCAGCTGGACACACTCTACAGGATGATTAACGAACAGAGCTTTGCGGTTATACCTCCAGAGTTGCGTTCGGGCGACCTTCCTGCCGCAGCATTGAAGATTCTCTATTCCCCCGCATACGAAAAAGCCACTTGTGATGCCGCCGAATACCAGCCTTTCCTCAACGCAATGGTGGAAATGTTCATGTTCGGGTATGGAGTTGAATCTGAAAAGAGCATCGACTTTACAAACCTACCTATTAAGTGGTGGATTAAGGCGTACATACATTTGAACGAATCAGCGATTGTGACCGACTTGTCGGCTGCTGTACAGAACGGCTTCATTTCGAAGGAAACCGCTTCGGAACGAATACCTTTCTATGCCACAGTAGGAGAATGGGAAAGAGTGATGAAGGAATACAAGGAGCAACAGCAACAGGACTTGCTGGCTGAAATCAAGCTCCATGATGCCACTCAACCCGACGATGCCGTACAAGTAGAAAAGACTGAATGATGTATACAGACAAGGACATAGAAGAAGCGAAAGCCTTTATCCGAAAGAGGGTAAACGCTGAAATCTCCATGCAGAACCATTTGGATGAAGCACTCATTTGGGCTGCAAGGGAGATTATCAGAATATCCTACAAGTACAAGATTAAGGCTTCGCTGTTCAAGTTCTCCGTGAATCCAGAACTAAAGAAGGAGGTCGATGCTGTATTGGCTAAGCTTCGTGAGATGCTCTATGAATATACTGAAACTCTCAGTGTGGCGGTAGATAATAAGCAGAAAGACGATATTATCCTTTACATCAACGAAGAAACCTACGGATACACCTTGAAGGAGCGCATCAATACCTATACCAACCGATACAAGTATGAGCTTGAAGCCTTCATTGCATCGGGTCTTGCTTTCGGATATGGAGTGAACAAGCTACTTTCCACCGTAAGGGCTAACATGAATGCACCCTACAACAATGAACTTTTCCGAAACACCGTTGTTAGAGGAGGTATGGCAGCAACTCGCATCAAGACGGGTGGCATCAGCTATGGTCAAGGTCATTCCAATTCCGCAAGAAATCTGTTGCTAACGCTTACTAGGCACACCATCGGTTCAGCATGGATGAACGTGTACGGCTCAAATGCCTATCGGGACGGAGCTATTGGATTTTATTCGTTCAGAGGAAGCAGCTACCCGTGTCGTACTTGTCAAAGCATGGTGGGCTATCATCCCATTCAAGAGTATCAAGGAGAATGGCACTTGAACTGCCGATGTTACTTCGTATTTGTCTACAACTAATATACCTTATTATATATGGCTTTACCAAAACCGACCAACGCACTTCTGAAGGAGTGCAAGAAATACAAGCTACGGACACCCATGCACAAGGTCTTCTGCGAACTCGTGCTTGCAGGATGGGAGAAGGAGGATGCATACGCCTTCAGTGGGCTATGGAATCCTACATACTCCACTCTTATGAACATACAGGACATGAACCACCTTCTTAAAGAAGATGTAGGGGTAGTAAACTACATCGACATGAGAGTGAAGGAAATGGAACTGCTGAAGAAGAAAGCTAAACGTGCGGCAGTCGAAGAAGAAAAGGCAAAGACCGAGCTTGCCGAGATTGACATGACAACCGAGCTTTCCAAGGAAATGCAGTTGAAGGAACTCCTAATCGCAAAACAGAAGCACCCTGTAGGCAGCAAGGAATGGCTAGACATCAAGAAGCTCATTGCGGATTTGTCCAAAGTCAAGCAGGATGATTTACAGGACGAAGAGGACATTGTACACTTCTACGTCCCTATCCAATGTCACAATTGCTCTCTCTACATGGCTCAGAAGGCGAAAATGGAGAAAAAATAGTATATTTGCAAAAAACCCGATGTTATGGAAAAGATTAAGTTGTCCAGTAGAGAGAAAGATAGTTGTAAATGAAACTACTTGCAAAAAGAAAAGCGGAGTTTATTGCTCCGCTTTATTTGTTATCTCTTGTTGGCTTTGAACTTATACTTGTCGCCAATTGAGTTTGAATAGTCAATTACAGCCTTACTTCCGTCCAATTCAACGAATTTGTAATATTCCGTAATCGGGTCTATAGTAGTGCCTACCACTGTATTTCCTTGTAATTCCCAAGTTCCTCTATAATACTCGTCAAGGAAGTTTACAGTATAAGTTCCGTTACTATTGAGATTGATGTAAATGAATCCTTTAGGAACATCCATACTCTCTCCATTTTGTTCAGCCCAATAAACATCCCATTCACCTGCAACAAGAGCAGTTGTAATCTCAACATCGTCATCAGACGAACAAGCGGTAAAAACCATCATCGGCAGCATCGCCAACAAAAACAAAATCTTCTTCATAATCATATAGTTTTTAGAATTAGTTCACAAAATTACCCACAATAAATGAAAGTAGGATAGGGAAGGAGTATGTTTGAGAACATAAAGAAAGGAGAGTGTCATGCTCCCCTTAACTCTTTACCAAGACCTCTTGTCCTTAAAATTCACACACCAATCGTAGTTCAGAAACATGCTCCTCGTCTGAAACTTGCATTTACAGAGGAAAGGTTCGCCCTTCGCTCCAATCTCATGAAAGTCCGTGGCGAACCTGCAATCCCTACACCTCTGCGTCGGTCTTTCCTTCTTCGCCATCCGCAGACTTCCTTAGTTCCTCACCAAGCTCGTACTCAACCTTCATTTCACGGATGATTTCAAGCTCTTCCTCCGCAGTGGCAGGCTTCACCTTCTCGGCAATCTCACCGTAAACCTCCAGACACTTCACATAAAGGTGATAGAACACAGGGTCAAACACATGGATGAACGATGACATGATGCCTATACATGTCTGGAAACCGTCATGTACGCTTTCATCATCCACCGCAGCCTCAATCTTAGGGTACGCCTCATCGAGTGACGAATACTCCCATGCAAACTCACCGCTTACAGGCTTGATACGAATGAAGGGAACACCCTCCTTGTTGTACTTGGTAACAATCCAGTTACCCAATCTCTTCTTTCCGAAATCCATAATTCTGTCGTGTTATAAAGTTAGTCAATGTCTATATCCTCAATATTTTCAAGCTCCTCGTTTCCAAGAACCGCCTCCAAGTCGAGAATCTTCTCTATCGAAGGTATCGCAGCAGTGAATATCATCGAATTGTGCGGCTCGCTCCAGTACATGATATAACCGTTGCAGTTGTTCGCACCGAAACCTATCCTCTTGCTGAATCCCAAAGTACCGAAGTCAAGACTCAGCTTATGCGCACTCTTCACATAGGACGCTATACCGTTGCTGATACAGAACTTCTTGTAATTCTCATAAATATCCGTAGATGATACAAGAACTGAATGTTTATGCACTTCATCCATGATAGGGGTTATATCCTTGAAACGTACATACTCGATGATGCTTCCGTGAACCTTCTTCCCGTTCACCACCACCACGCTCTTGTTCGCATTGTGACGGACTTTCTCAACCCTTCCGAAAAGGGAATCATGTATCTTCCACTTGTTCGACTTCAGACGCTTGTAACCACGAACCATCCACATGAAGATACCCTCCTTCTCCTTCAGGAGCTTGTCGGAGAGCTCAGGGTCACGCTTGTCCTCAGGCACTTTCTTGTCGAAGTTCAGTAGAAGCACACGCCTAGCCATGCTCTCGTCGTTCGGGGAATCCTTAGGTATAAGCTCCACTTCACCCCAATCATAGTTGGAATTGCACATGAATATAGGTATGTCAACCACAGGCTTCGTGTTCTCCCCGATACCACGTGCAGCCATACTCTCCCCGGATGCAGCAGCCTTCACAAGCTCAGGTCTACGGAACTCGTTGGGGGACATCTCCGTACAATACGCAAACCTGCATCCCTCTATCGCCCTACGGGAATTGAAACCGTCAAAACCCTCCTTCGTAAGCGAGCTGAACTGAAGGTTGGGAAATACCTCCTCCTTGCCGAATATACCGTCAAGGACATCCTTCACCACACTCTTGCCGTTAGCACCAGTACCGTACAGTATCATCAGATACTCGAACTTGACCTTCCTTCTGTCTATGAAACCACCTCCCAAGAACTTCTGCAACACGACACGCTTGTGTCTCTCCGGGAGTACACCGTCAATCTCTTCAGGGTCTTGACCTTCAAACGCAGGGATGCCCAAGAACTTCTTCCAAGTAGGACACTCAGCCTTCGGATTCCACCTGAAGTCATACTGCTTCACGCAATGGTAGTCGGGAGAGAAAGGACGCAACACATCCTTGTAGGACTTTACACCCACATCCTTGAAATCAACCACGCCGTTCCTGAAGCACATCAAGTCAAGACGGGGTTCAAGCCTACGCACTTCCAACGCACGCTTCACGCTCTTGTAACAAGCCTTCTCCAGCTTGGAATAATACTTGTGGTTCATCTTGCAGTGGTCGAACAACCAGCCACCATAAACCGTATCAACAACAAGCGTCATCGGAATCTTCTCGTAATACTCCCCATTGTATATACGCAAATGACCGAAATAATCGGGATTGTTGTCCTTGGAATAGGAAGCAAGAGGAAGCTCGGACATCACTTCGGAAATCAGCCTTTCAAACAAAAGACGTGCCGCACCAACCGTACTGCATGAGTCCAAAGCAGCAGCCTTGGATACATACTTAGAAGACATCGGAATGAGAAAATTCATCAACAAACCACGTAAACGGTTGACTTTCAATTCACTATCGAAAACTATCGCCATAAATCTGTCGTGTGTAAGTTAAAAGTAAAAAATATAATATATAATAATAAACAACTAAACCTATATATAAGTGTATGTGTTCTATATCTTCTCTACAAAGATAGAAAAATACTAAATATCAAACAATTACAAAAGGTGAAAAGTTTTAAAGATTATGCCAAAAAATAGGAGAAAACCGAAGACTTTAATTAAAGTGGTTAAATATGCAATAAATATACAATTTAATGCAAGAATATACAAAATAAGGAAAAACGAAAAAATCGGGAAGAAAAAATTTTTATGAGGGGTAAATGCGTGATTTTAAATTCAATATAAGGGGGGTAGGGGCACTATCTTGTAAGCGATTGGGGGTTAATGGGTTATGATTATATTAATGTTATAGTTATAACATAAACAACAAAATAAGGCTTACATCTACCAGAAGAAACAAAACTAAAAACCTGAGATTTTTCATCCTAAAACAGGTGCAAAGGTTTTGAGGTTGTAACC